GTCTGGTCATATTGCTTCCTCTGTTTGCAATAAATCAGGACCTATATTCATAGGCAAGGACCCTCTGTTGCACTTCAATGAATACTTGAAACACCTTCTCTTTACTTACCATCTTGATATTGATGTTAAGAGATGGGATAAGAGTGTTCTACCCGCTTTCATTGCCAGATCGCTACGTGTGCTATCCAAGATGCATGCTGATCCAGAGGCGGAAACATGGTACACCACTCTATTCAAAGTAATTGGGTATCCTATTGTTCAGTTTGATGAGACCCTAGCACAGCTAGTAGGAACAATTCCTAGTGGCATGTACCACACTGCTCTACTAGGTAGTGTATGTCACATGATCATTTGCACTTATGCTCTTCTCAAATCTCTCCCTGAAGGTACAAATCCTTTCCATGGTGGGTACTTTATGACATGTGCTGATGACTTAGTTTACCTTCATGACGGTAAAGACATTGATGTCATTAAATTTACAAATGCTTACAGAGAATGTGGCATTGAAATACAACATCCTGACAAGGTTGGCGGTACAATTCAGTCACTCCCAGCTACCAGCCCTATATTATTCTGTAGTAGGATAATACGGAAAGAAGAGGGGAGATGGTTCCCAGCCTTAGCTTGGACTAGCCTCACAAACTGCCTGCATTTTACTAAAGAAAAAGGTGAAATGGGGCTTGAAAATCTTCTTGCTGTTGTGAGATGTGAGTCATATGCTCTTGAGAAGAAAGAATATGACAAGATCACTGATATCCTCTTTGACATCTATGTCTTCTTGAAGAAACATGATATTGCTGCTTCCCTCGTGCCATACTCTGTTGCACATCACATCTGTAGAAATTTTATCTCAGGTCTTGTTGAGTCACGGGCTGACATGTTAACCGGATACAGCTCCGGTCAGGCTGTAAATAAAATTTTAAGCATTGACCTAGGCGCACCACAAGGCAAACCTAAGACAACAGTTAGAATTGATAAGATACCTCTGAAGCAAAGAGATATTAGGCACACTGGCAGAATGGGCACAGAACACCCTCGCACAAGGTTCCTCCAGTCAGGAGAGCGATCCCTTCGAAGTTTTGAGGAACATATCTCAGCTTCTCCAGACGGATTTACATGCACTCTCACAATTGCGGGAAAAAGCTACCACGGAAATGGTAGTGGTTACGCAATTGCTGGAAGAGCTGCTTGGGATCGTTACGAAGATGCACGACCAACTGCCTCTAACAAGGTATCGGAAGAGAATGTTAAAATCCCAGCTGGCGACGTACATCCTAAAACTAGGTGCAACACTATCTTCCAGAAAGCAGGGCACGCAAGACCCGCAACTTACAGTTTCGCCACAAAGACTGGGTGGACAAGTAACCTCGAGCAGGATGGAAATACTATTGTGCGCTCTGGCAAAGATAAAAAGACAAGTGAGTTCCTCGTCTGGGATATTTACTATTGCTCACTCTGCAAGAAACTTGGGTATCGAACCGAGCTCGAGCAATACCTCAAATTCGGATTTTCAAGAGTTAAGCCTACAGCCGACTCTACTCCCATTGATCCCACGTGCTCATCTAGCACACCCCAGGCAGATGCCAATAGTGATGGTAACGCCCCCGGACCCTGGTCTCCAGGATCTTTTAGAACAAAG